GATAGTTTGTTTAAGGGCTATGCCGATAGCTTTATCACTGATGATGAGCTAGATTATATGCTTGACATCACGTTAGGTGAGTTAGGTAGTACTGATGTTAAATTTTAATAAATAGGTTATGGCAAACGAGAACACATTCAAAATCATTGACATTCGTACGTTGATCCAACACCACATGGAGGGTCATATTGGTGAGGTGCAGTTATTGGAGCGTATTGATGAGGTAATTAATATGGAGTAGGTAGGTAGACCGATGGTGGTGACACCGGTGAACGATCTTACAACATACATTCCCAGTACCACATCTAGTGGTATGGGGATCTCTATACGTACCATCTCTATACCGGTGGAGATAATAATAATATATAATATAGGTAGTTGTGCGGGCGTACGCCGTACGTATTATGCATATATATCCCACGTGCGCCGATATCCATATACGCGGGGTACCGGTGACCCCCGGTGTTCGACGTGAAAACAGATCAAACACGATCCTTACCCATCGAACTCGTATATACCTATATATCCCCCAAATCGAGATGTGTTTCCGTAAAAGCCATTTCGTATATTCCCCCACGATATGCAAAAAAGAGATCTTCAAAAAATTCACCGTGTCGACAACAATATATACACCTGGATTTATCGTCACCCCACCCAACATCTTCTTTCTTTCCTGCGCATTCAGCTTGGTTTCCCGGAAGATTGTTCGTATATTTACCAGGTAAATGGGGTGAGAGCCCAGTTATTAATTAAACAATAAAAGTTATGATGTATTCAAACGACAACAAGAACGAATTTTTGACAAAGGATGCAATCCGCGAAATCGCTCCATCTGTATTCACAGAGAAAGCCGATTCCAGCTCAACTTCAAAACATTACGTTCACATTCCAACCGAGAATGTTATTGATGATATGGCTTCATTAGGATGGGGAGTAGTTGATGCAAAACAAGTTAATGCTCGTAAAAATGCGGGTTACCAAAAACACATGGTGGTGTTTGGGAATGATGATATTACCATTACGGGAAAAGACGGAGATACCGTTATGCCACGAATTTTGATGACTAATTCTCATGATGGTAAAAATTCATTCCAATTCCAAGCAGGTTTGTACCGTTTGGTTTGTTCAAATGGTTTGGTAATTGCAGATGCAGAGTTTGCTAATATGAAAATCCGTCATATGGGTTATGATTTAGCAGAACTAAAAACAGTAATTAAGGAGATTGTTGAAAAACTTCCATTAACTGTTGAGTGTATGAATAAGCTTAAAGCTAAGGAGTTGAGTGAGCAAGAACAAATTGAATTTGCTAAAGAAGCACTTGCAACTCGTTTAAGTGAAAAAGAGCTTTCAAATGTTACTAGTGATCAAATCTTAGATCTATTAGCTCCAACGAGAGATGAAGATAAGGGAGATGATATGTGGAATGTGTTTAATGTAATTCAGGAAAAGATCATTCACGGTATGTTTGATGTGTATGGTGTGAATGGAAAAGTACGTAAAGCACGTAAAATTAAAAATTTCCGTCAAGACACGAAAGTTAACCAAGAATTATACCAATTAGCCTTAAGTTATGTATAAAGGAGTAAATGGTATAGCAAATAAAGTGATTAGGGAGATGGAGGGTGATAATACACCCGAAATTTCCCAGGTTACTAAACCCCAAACCACAGTATGGGTTAATGGGTGTTTCGATGTGGTACACGCTGGCCATATTGAGTTATTAAAATACGCTCGATCAGTAGGTGATAGGTTAGTAGTCGGGTTAGATACTGATGAACGTGTTCAATCCTCTAAAGGACCTACCCGCCCTATTAATTCATTACTACACCGTAAAGCCGTTATGGAGGCTATTCGTTATGTAGATGAAGTAGTAGCATTTGGTTCGGATGAAGCACTTCAAAATGCTATACAATGGAGCAAGGCTACATTTATAGTAGTTGGGAAGGAGTATGAAGGAAGAGTTATTGGTTCTGAGTTTGTAAAGGAGGTAAAATATTTTGATCGTTTATACGACCTTTCTACAACAAATATTGTATCGTAAACGTATATACGTATGTATGGATATTGACTTATCTAAGAGAAAGAGTCGAGTTTTTTAAATTAGAGTTATGGAACGCATTACATTAGAACAAGCAAAACAGTACATCTCACTTGATGATGATTTTACAAATAAAACTGTTCAAGATTGTCCTCATTTTACTTTAACACCTTCACCTAAGGGTGATGGTTGGGAAACTGTTACATACTATACTGCCCGCAAAACAGATATGTATGCTAATAGAGGTGGGGATTATGATTCTTGGGTTTATATTCTATCAAACCCTACACAACCCAACCTTTATAAAATTGGTTATACCAAAAATACACCTGATGAACGTGCTAAGCAAATCTCAAATGCTACGGGTGTAGCTTTACCCTATAAAGTAGAATGGGCTTTTCACTGTTATGATGGGTTTGGTTTGGAGCAAGAAGTACATCATAAATTAGAGGCCAATAGATTAAACAATAATCGAGAATTCTTTCAGATTTCTTTAGAAGAAGCAAAGAAAACCGTTACAGAACTTGGAGAACGGTATCTTTAGTCGTATATTCACGGTGTTGAATAAGGGCAGAGCCCACAAAATAAAGGTTATGAAAATTAGATTCGCAAATCCATTCCTACACATTACAGCAGTAGGTACACTTATACTAACTCTTTTTACTGGGGGGTTAGCAGGGGTATTTTATGCTTTTATTTTTGGTTTGTGTTTAGGTCAACTTCGTTTAAATGCTAAAGAAAGACAAAATGAAGAACTTTAAAGATTTACTTCAACAAACCCTCGCAGATAATCAAATGGAGTCGTTGATGCCTTCGCGGGAATACACGGAAAATGAGCGCATATACATGCAGGGCTATAGCGATGCATTAGCTGATATGCTTGAAGATTTTAACGACGAATATAGCGACTTTTTAGAAAACACATATACACCATCTTTAAATTAAAAATTATGTTATATAGTATATTTTTTATAGTTTTATGTTTTGTTGTATTAATACATAATTTAGGTAAATTTTTTAAGACTGGAGAGGTAGATAAAGAACAGCTTTTAATGATTTTAATGGTATTACCTTTTGTGGTTGTGTTTTTATGGATACTTTTAACATTTAAATAATTAAAAATTATGGATTATCAAGAAATGGACCAAGATTTTGCTGACTTAGTAGAAATGATTGCTAATGATGACATGAGAGTTGAAATTATTTTTGAAGCTCTTAAAACTATGCAAGAACATTCTTATGCTTCCCCTAAACTTGCTTTAGAAATTGGGTTGAATGAGTGGGCTAAGTAAAATATTTTTCGTATATTTAGATAAAAGAAAGAGATATGACTGTAGAACAAGCAGATATGCTAAATAAATTGATGGATGTTGAAAATGAGATTTCAATCCTATGGGAATATCATCCAGATAACCCAAATCAAACTAATGTAGAAAATAGATTTGAAGAACTTCAAAAATTAGCTACAACTATTGAAACATATCTTGAAGAAAACGGGGTTGATATAGAAGAAGAAAGATTACCGTTTTAAAGTATGCCCCGGTGGTGGAATTGGTAGACACGCCGGACTTAAAATCCTGTGGACAGTAATGTCCGTGCCGGTTCGACCCCGGCCCGGGGCACAAAGTATAGGACTCGTAGCTCAGCTGGATAGAGCATCTGCCTTCTAAGCAGACGGTCACAGGTTCGAATCCTGTCGGGTTCACATAAAGTAAGTTGGTGTGTAGATATTTTTATATTATATTTACATCAAACGGAGAGGTGGCAGAGTGGTCGAATGCACCAGTCTTGAAAACTGGCGAACTGCAAGGTTCCGTGAGTTCGAATCTCACCCTCTCCGCACAGCTCACCCCCCTTCTCGTAAGATCAGGGCGCTTAGGGTGAGCATTTTGCGAAAGTAGCTCAGTTGGTAGAGCATGACCTTGCCAAGGTCAGGGTCGCCGGTTCGAACCCGGTCTTTCGCTCAATTCGCAGTCAGGTGTACACTCAGTTGAGGCTGTAAAGGGGGAGCGAATGCTCCCCTTTTTTTTATACTATAACCAGAGATGCTAAGTCAAATATTTTAATAGGATTACCAGAATCAGGTCTAACTATAATTAATTTATCATCTGCTATTACTGCACTTTGCTGTTCCCCTCTTGTGAAACCACTAGTTTCTGTAGATATTTGGGTAGAGAAATCGTCAGCATCAATAGCAATAATATTTCCATATACTGGAGAAGTAGTCCAAAAATAGTCTCGAATACTATCATATAGAAAGAAAGATGGTTGTGTTACTAACAAATTAGTTCCACTAGTATTCTGTTCAGAACCGAATGTATAGGTAGTTCTATTAAAAGTAGCACCATCTATAACATCTAAACCTTGGTTTCGGGTCTGATTTTTCCTGGCTGAATCTGTCCTTCTATAAGGAACATACCATTTATTTTTAGCTGATACATAAACAGGTTGGGGTGTATCTCTTTCGTTAAGATAATCAAAATTTAGAAAACCGTCATCTATAGCTTTGTTTGGGTTTGTAGTAGAATCTAATTTAAAAATATAATAATCTGTTGCTAATTCTCTAGTTAAAAGTATATATCCTGCTGGTCCGGAAGTAGCAAATCTTGTTGAATCTATTTGATTAGAATTGCTGTTAAGTAAATAACTTTCAAAATCTAGGGTATCTCCATCAAATAAAAATCCATTATTATTATCTCCAGTATCTAATCCATTAGTACATATAACTAAATTTGAACTCCGTTCATGGGCAATTTTAGTATATAGACCGTTTGGCATATCTATAGATGATGAAACCTCAATTGTAGGTGGATTTACTGATATATCATATTTGATTATACCTCTTCCATTCTCATCACCACCACCATGTTTACCCTGAACAAAAAGAAAATCATCAACATCATCTAAAGCCATAAACCCAGAAGTAATACGTTTAGAACCTCCGTTTTGAGTAGCACTAGGTAACCATTGATTATTATAGGATGAACCTGAGTAGAATTTAGTTTGGCCTACACTTGATGAAATATTAGCAGCTTCAGTAGTCCAGTTAGGAATTACAAAATTCCCATAATCCTTAGAACTTGTTGTTCCATTATTATCGGTATTAATAAATAATTTATTATTAGCAGAAGAATATAATACTCCTAATGCCTGTGATCCAATGTCGGTAGGGGATTCATATGTGTAAAAAGTACCATATTCACTAAATACTGTAGGGTAGTTTGTAAAATATCCATTACTTATTAACCAACTATAAGCAGTTGAAGGGTCAGAAATAGGACCCAACCCAACTCTTCCAGGTAATCTATTAACCCAAAATAAAAATTCAGTATCACTTTCGGTATCAGTACCCCAAAATCTTACACTACCAATATCACCCTCAGGTGTTGAAGTAGGGTGGTTCATAGCAGGTACATCTTTCCCAATAATATATCTATTATCTTCATCAGGTCCCATCCACCATTTTTTCCCTCCCGGGTTATTATCATAATTAGGACCTCCATTAACAGGATTTAAATCCCCATAAGCTAAATCCCCTATTTGATTGGTTCCTGAGATAGGGCTTCCATTATTATATGTAAAAGGTCTAGTATTTGCCATTATAAAATATTATTTATTTATAAATATTAAAGTAATTTGGATTGTATGTGACTACTATGTATATTACGCAATAAAGGGGAGTTCTTTGACATTAATATTAAAAAACTATGGAAATAACATCATTTATTTTAGGTGTACTTGCAGTCATTGCTATTATGATGGTTGCGATTACGTCAGTGAATTATATGGCGTTCAAAACTCTAAAAAGAGATTTTGACAATTTAAACCTTTCTTCAGATCATGAATTTGAAAATATTTATAGGCGACTCGAGATAACTGACCAAGAAGTATATTCTCGAATTGATGAAGTAGAACAAAATGTTGTTCGACACACCGACTCTAGAGTCGATAAACTAGAAAGCAAAATCTATTCTGATTTTGATATAAAGAGAATACAATCTCACCAATACTAATTAAATAACCCGTCGAGAACTCCCCATTTATTTCCATATTTAACGCAATATTATGCAATATTATATAACAACCACAGCAGGTAGCGACGTAACAATTTCATATATTTATACACGTGAAAACACAACAGCAAATTAAAGAATACGCTTCGATTGCTCATTTATACTATGCAGAAGGTACTTTTTCAAAACAAGAAGTACACGATTGGATGGATGAATATGGGCTTGATGTTGTAAAGTTACTTAAAGGTAGAATTGAATTCACCTACTCAGATGATTGGTATTTAACTAAAATGATTATCTGGAAGAATGGTAAAGTAGAAGTAGAAACAGGTATATAATGATAGATCCCGAAAGACTTTTTAGTGCTTTTGAACTTCCTGAAGCTGAAGAAGGGGATATCTTTGTTGAACTCCAAAAAACCCAAACATTTAAATTGGGTATGTTTAAAAAGATTATTTGGAATCAAAAAAATATGGAAAGTAGGATGGATAAATTCCTTGAAATGATGCCTGATTTAGCTGATAAAATTGATTTTGATGGTGATGCGGGTGAATTTGTTACACATACACGAGCTTGGGTATATCTCAAAGATTACGACCCTACTTCAGAACAAGGCAAGGATGCCGCCAGAATTTTTGCAGATGAATATACTATCACCGCATGTGATTTAGCTATGTCATTTTGGGAAGAAAGGGAAGCATATGAAAAATGTGCTCATATCAAAAAAGTTCGAGATTTTCTAAAATTAAACGTGATCCCCTAAATTCTCTTTAGTATATTTGAGATACAGAGGAAAGGAAAGAGGGAGAGAGAGAGGGGAATGTGACGTTTCGCGACGTCTCCCGAGACGTAACAAAACAATATTATGAGAAACAAACAATTATTTGAACAAAAAATGGATCGCCTTGAGGGTAAACTCCAACAGATTAGAGTAATGTCTAGTCGTAACATCTCACTTCAAGATCTATACAAGATGCTTGATGAAGGTGAAGAGTTGATTGAGGATATGCGTAACATGCTTGAACGAGAATAAATTAAATAAAAGTTATGAAACTAACAGCAGAACAAATCCAAGAGAATTGGGATATCTTTATCTCCAACATCGAAAACCACATCACGGGAGATCGTAAACAAGCACTTCTTGAGTTCTATAATAAGTATCAAGAACGTGTTATGTTAATGCCTGCCGCTCACAAGAAGGAATATCATAATGCCTTTCCTGGAGGGTATGTTGAACACGTAAATCGTGTTGTGCGTTGTGCTATAAAGCAAGCCAAATTATGGGAGGAAGAAGGATGTGATATGACTACCTTCACTACCGAAGAACTTGTTTTTTCTGCTATTAACCATGATTTAGGGAAGATGGGAGATGAAAATCATGAATCATACATCCCCCAGGATGACAAATGGAGACGTGAAAAATTAGGTGAAGATTATAAATTCAACACCAAAGTCCCATTCTCATCTGTCCCAGATCGTGGTTTATTTATGCTCCAGTCACATGGTGTAATATATACTTTCAATGAAATGCTCGCGATACAAACGCATGATGGTTTATACGACGTAGCCAATGAAAAATATTTGAAAGCGTATATGCCCGAACAAAAACCACGTACTTCGCTACCATTTATATTACACCAGGCTGATTTGATGGCTGCGCGTATTGAATTCGAAAGAGAATGGTTACCTAAGTTAAAAGGTAACGTGGAGGGGCAAGATAAGAATTTTACCTTAACAGACAAGCCGAAAGGCGCCACCAAGCAACAAAAAGCACTTGGTTCAATTAAAAGTGAAGGTTTAAAAAATTTATTAGATAACTTATGATCATAGCAATCATCATATTGTCCATTTTAGTGATTACCTTAGGGTATACTACTATAAACCTTCTTCGTAAAAATGAAAAACAAGAAGATATCCTCGCAGGTTATTTAGATTACCTAGATAAATTATCGCGAGTAATAGAGGTTTCGGACACTAAGATGAAAGAAGTAGATGCTAGAGGTAGCTTTAGTAGCGATGATGAAGTAGGTTTTTTCTTTCAACAAATAAAAGGGTTACAAGATATCTTAAACGAGTTCCAACTCGAAAAGAAATAAGATATTATGGCCATAAAGAAAACCCGAAGACCTAAGAGTAAAAACTACTTTACCCAAGAAACAGAAGATGCTATTGTATTATACAATGGCACTTCTGATACGGACGTAAAAAGTAAAATTTACGAAAAAGAAATCCATTACCCGTTTTTTAAATTAACGGAAAATATCATTCACACCTTTAAATTTTATTATACTGAGGTAGATGAGATTGAGCATTTACAACATGAAGTAATTTGTTTTTTACTTTCTAAAATTCATTTATTTGATCCTACAAGAGGAGCCAAAGCATATTCTTATTTTGGAACTATCGCTAAACGTTATCTTATTCTTCAAAATCAAAAGAATTATAAAAAACGTGTTGACAAAGCCCCGGTAGATGAGTTATTTAAAGATGACACCCATACCTATAATATGGATGATCCAGGGGTACATAATGATCCATTAAATCTCTACATCAATTTATATGTAGATTATTGTACTGAAAATATATTTGAACTATTTCCAAAGAAAAAAGATGCTGAAATAGCAGACGCGATTTTAGAGTTATTCCGTAAAAGGGAAGAAATTGATGTTTTTAATAAAAAAGCACTTTATATCTACATTCGTGAGATGGTAGATGTTAAAACTCCTAAAATTACTAAAATAGCTAACCAGCTATACTCGATATTTAAAGGTAATTATATTTTTTATCTCGAAAACGGATATGTAGAATTCGAATAAGGTTATATTTATACATGAATAAACACTATAAATATGAGTCAACAATTCGAAAAAACAGTATTTGGTAATAAGAAATTCTCGGATTTACTTGAGGAAATCTATAATAACCAAAAGCGCCGCGAAGCACAAGTAACCGCGCTTATATCTGAATTAAAACCAATGGTTTCCGATATTGGTGATGCTACACTTATTGTACCCCTCATTAAAGAATACATGGAAATTGGTGTTAAAAATGACGACGCACTAATTAAAATGGCTACGTTAGTTCAACGTGCTTTAAATTCTACTAGTGAGGATGGTGGTTTAGGTATTAGTGATGAGGAAAAAGCTCAATTACTTGAGGAAATGGAAAAACTCCAAACTAAGTAATTATGGCTTTTGGGAGAGATATAAATAAAATAACTAACAACTCTGTTCAGAGTGCTCTTAACACTCTTGCTAATCAAATCATCCCAGTTAGAGTTTTAGCAGTTGATAATTCTCCTTCTTTAACTAATGGTGAGATTACTGGGGATATACTTACTAATCAAGCAACCGTCCAAGACCAACAATTAATTTCAGCCTCCCCTTTATTTCCTAATATTAGTTATATACCATTAATAAATGAAGTAGTATTTTGTGTTCAAGCTCCATCAAGTGAATGGTCAAGTGATACAGCTAAATTTAAACATTATTATATTTGTCCCGTAAATATGTGGGATAATATTAATACTAACCCAACCCCCAATCCTTATTCTCAATTAAAACCAACATCCCAAGATAAAAGTATTTTGGAAGTAGATGCAGGCTCATCTAATAAATCCTCAGAAGAGGATAATAACACCTTCAAACCTGGTACTTATTTTAGAGAAAAAAGCAATATTTATCCTTTATTTCCTTATGAGGGGGATATAATTTATGAAGGTAGATGGGGTAATAGTATTAGATTTGGTAGTACTAGTATATTTTATAATAAACCTACTACTACTCAAACAATTAGAAAAACCTTTTTAGAATCCGTAAATTTTCCAAGTGGGCAGACTAATGTTCCTTTAGATTTAGAAAATAAGTTAATTATTTTAGAAAATAGGGTACAACAATTTTTTAATCAATATGAAGAAGATAAAATTTCAATATTTATTAAATCTAGTGAATCCCAAGTTACCCCACCTCAAGGGATTGAAGTAGGAGAATTAGCAAGATTACGTTCTTCTAATATTAAAGAACGTTTATTAAATAGCAATATTCTTAACCAAAATATTACTACTTCATTTGAAATAGGTGAAACTCCTTATACTAGAGGTGTTGATGACCCTAATGATCTTAAATATTCTAAAGAACAATTTACACAAATTCAAGTAGTAGTAGAAGGAACAGAAGAAGTTCAACAAGAATCTGACCCAAAACCTTTAAATTTATGGTCTACAACAGGATCAGCAGGTGATCCTATATTATTATTTAGAAACGGTCAAAACCCTGAACTCCCTTCCCCAGCACAATCCAAAACCTTAGAAGCTATTAATAAAGATTTATCATCTTTTTATCTTACTTCAACACAAAATATTCCGATTGAAGTTTCTTCTACTAATGATTACTTATCATATGGAGATAACCCACCAACTTCTCCAAAATCCTATGCTGGTGATTCCCAAGCTATTCTTAGTTCTGGAAGATTATTATTTAATACAACTCGCGACCATATCCTTTTATCATCAGCTAAATCAATAAATTTAAATGCTATAGAAGGTATTTATACAGATACAATTGGGGATACAGTATTTCAATCAAATAAAGTATACCTAGGAGGTACTAATAATTCTCAACCTGTAATTTTAGGAGATGAATTAGTTACATTATTAACAGATGTGTTAAGTGATTTATCTACTCTTACTAATACTCTCCAATCACAACCTGGTGTTCCAATAGGTGCTCCTTTAGCACCTACAAGTATTGTGGCTCAAACTATAAACTTTAAGATTAATGGATATAAACAAAGATTAAAAAATACATTATCTAAAACTACCTCTACTGTATAATGATTACACCTGCTTCTATAGAACAAAAAAGAGAAAAAGATGCCCAATTAAGGTCAAGACTTAAAGGTAGATTAAACTTATCATCATTTGATATAAGAAAACTTTCTGAATCCATCCCAAATAACTTAAAAACCCAAGGTCAAGCTAGATTATCATCTTTAATTTTAAGTCAAAGTGGTAAATTTTTAACTAAAGTACTCCCAGGACTAACAGAACTTTTAGCTAAATTTGGAATTACTAATATTGAAACTATATTAGAAGACTTTGATACTGAAACATTTAAAAGTGAATTTTGTCCTACTACAGATGAATTAGATAATATAATTGAACAAAGAAATAATTTAGTTGAATATATAAACGGTATTGGAAATACTTTAGATGCCCTAACTGTAACAATTGATTTTGGAGCAGGTTTTGCAAATTTTATTCAAGGTTTAGTAACCCGTTTATCTCAAACTAAAACAGGAGCCACCATAGCAATGGCACTTATTCCTTTTGCTCTACCAGGTGCTGTACCTGCTGGAGTATCTACATTAGGTGATGTTACTGATAAGTTATTATTTAATCCTGACGGAACTCCCAGACTACCACCTATTACTATTACTGCATCAAATGTATCTCCTGCAGTAGCTTCAACACAAGCTACCATATTACAAACTGTAAAATTATTAAAAGGTCTAGATATATTAATTAAAATATGTAATCCTAATTCTACATTAACAGATACATCAAAAACTATTCAAGATACTGCTGCAAATGAATTAATAGCTGAGAATTCAACTAATGAATCTACTTATAAAGGATTTATCTTAGAAATTGAAACTAAAGAATTTACAGATACAGTAAACCAGAATAGGGCTGTAGGAAAAAATAACTCAGGAATTGTATTAATTGCAACTGAATTTTCATTTGCATCAAATCCCCAAGTATTAATTGATGAACTCAAATTTATTATCGATAGAGACGATTTAAAAGCATATTAAACCAATATTTATAATCATGAAATTAAACGAATTAAGAAAAGTAATTAGAGAAGAAGTGAAAGCTGCTATTCAAGAGGAATTAAAAGATATTCTTTTAGAAGCTGTCCGTTCACCTAAACCTGCAATTACCGAAAACCTTTCAGTTGCAGCTCCACAAACAAAACCAGACCCAGAAGCACAAAAAGCATTTAGACAACAAATGTTATCTCAAATGGCAGCAGGTAATGGAAATATGAATTTAACAACAGCAGATACTAACACATTTAGACCTGCAGGTCCAGCAACTGCTGAAGGCTCAGCCTTACCTGAAGGTAATGTTGGTTTAGACCAAATTATGGGTCTAATGACAAATAAATAATGGCATATAACGCTAAAAGAATATCTCCAATTGATTTTAAACCTAGTACAGCAGTAGGTGTTGCACTTCCTTTTAGTGAACCTGATGTATTTAAATCTACATTTACAACAAGTGAAGCATTAAAAACTAATTTAATTAACTGGTTTTTAACTAATAAGGGAGAAAGAAATTTAAATCCTGATTTTGGGGGAAATTTACGCAAATATATCTTTCAACAGATAACAGAGGATAATTTAGATTTTTTAAAAGAAGATGTTCAAAACCAACTAGGCCAATATTTCCCTTCAGTTACTATTGTATCTTTAGACGTTTTAGGTCAAGAAGATAATATGATAATTACTGTAAATTTAAAATATAGAGTTGTAAATACAGGTATAAGTGATGAAATTAATATAACATTTGAATAATGGCAACTACTAATAGAGATATAAAATATATTAATAGGGATTTTGGAAGTTTAAGACAAAGTTTAATTAACTTTTCTAAAACATATTTTCCAACTACTTATAATGATTTTACCCCATCATCCCCAGGTATGATGTTTATGGAAATGTCATCTTATGTAGGTGATGTTTTATCATTTTATCAAGATAATCAATTTCAAGAAACTTTTTTACAATACGCTCGTGAAGCTAAAAATTTATATGATTTAGCTTATATGATGGGATACAACCCCAAAGTTACAGGAGTAGCAGAAACCCCAATTGACTTTTACCAACAAGTCCCAGGAAAAAGTGATGGTGCTGGTGGTTACATCCCAGATTATGATTATGCTCTTTTAGTAGCAGAAAACTCCCAAGTTTCATCCTTAACTAATTCAAATATTAAATTTTTAGTAGAAGATCCTGTTGATTTTGATACATCTTCCTCTCAAGATCCTACTACAGTTTCTATTTACCAAGAAACCGCAGGTGTAGTAGATTTCTTTTTACTTAAAAAAACAAGAAAAGCAATCTCAGCTACAATTAATACAACTACTATTAGTGCTGGGAGTACCCCTACAGAATTTTTTACAACAGATATTAGTGCCCCTAATTTAATTGGTATATTAGATATTGTAGATGCTGATGGTAATATATGGTATGAAGTACCACATTTAGGTCAAGAAATGGTATATGATTCTATTAAGAATACTAACCCCAACGATCCTAATTTCTACAGTGATAATACTAATACTCCTTATTTATTAAAACTAAAACAAATCCAAAGAAGATTTGCTACAAGATTTACGAATCCTACTACTCTCCAAATACAGTTTGGATCAGGTACTACTAATGATGTAGATGAGGAAGTAACCCCAAATGCTGATAATGTTGGTTTAGGTTTACCATTTGAAAAAAATAAATTAACAGCTGCGTATTCACCCCAAAATTTTATGTTTACTGATACTTATGGTATAGCACCCACAGGTCAATTAACAATAAGATATCTAACAGGAGGTGGAGCAAGTGCTAATGTTAGAGCAGGTAATTTAACTACTTTATCAAATAGTGTAGTTAATTTTCAAGTTCCTAATATTAGTAATAGTGGGGATATTGCCAATACTATTTTTAATTCACTTACAGTAAACAACCCAGTAGCAGCTTCAGGTGGTGGTGATGGGGATACTAATCAAGAAATTAGACAAAACTCAATGGCTAATTTTGCAGCACAACAACGTAGTGTAACTCAAGATGATTATTTAGTTAGAGCATTAGCAATGCCTCCTAAATATGGTGTAGTATCAAAGGCTTTTATTGAACAAACAAAACTTAATACATTACTTCCTGGGGAAATTCCTTCTACATTAACTTTATATGTATTAAGTGCTAATAATGAAAATAAACTAACAAACCCCTCTACATCTTTAAAACAAAATCTCCAAACTTATTTATCACAATATAGAGTAATAGGAGATTCAATTAATATTAAAGATGCTTTTTATATTAATCTTAATATAGATTTTGAAATTACTGTTAGACCTAATTTTAATAGTAATGAAGTATTAACCTCTTGTTTACAAGAACTTAGAACTTACTTTAATATTAATAATTGGCAAATTAATGAACCTATCCAAAAGAAAGAAATATTTTTACTTTTAGATAAAGTTCAAGGTGTACAAACAGTTAAAAATATAAACTTTACTAATAATGTAGGAGGTAGTTACTCACAATATGCTTATGATATCGAAGGAGCTACAATAAATGATGTAATTTATCCATCAATTGATCCTATGATATTTGAAGTTAGATTTCCTAATACTGATATAAAAGGTAAAGTAGTAAACTTATAATAAAATGGCAGTATATAAAATTTTCCCATATCAAGATACTACTTTGTATTCAATGTATCCAAAAATGAATACAGGTATTGATCCTATCAATCAAATTTCTAATTTGAATTTTGCTATTGATAGTCAACCTTCTGTAGCTAGATCTTTAATTCAATTTGATAATGATGAAATTAATAACACTATTGAAAATGTTATTGGTTCAACAACGTTTCAAACTAGATTACGTTCTTTTATAGCGACCGCTCAAGGGATTGTTGAATCCTCTACTCTAGAAGTTTGGCCTATAGCAGTAGGAGGTGCTACTGGAGAATTAGAATGGAACCAAGGTACAGGTACTTATTTAGATCAACCATTAACAACAGATGGTGCTTGTTGGGAATCACCATTTTTTGCTAATAGTAATCAATGGCCCATCAATACCCCAGATAATTATGGTACTCCATCAGGTTCATATAATGCAGCTTATGCTACAATAGGTGGCGGAGCTTGGTATACAGGTTCAGGAGGTAACGATTTTAATATTACTGCTTCATTTGGTCCTAGAAGTGATAAAGACTTAAATATTATTGTAGATGATATAGTCCAAGCTTGGACAAGTTCAGCTTTACCAAACCACGGATTTTTAGTTAAATGGGAAGGTAGTGCTGAGTTTAATACAAGTAAATTAGTACAACCTGTAATGCAATATTATAGTGTCGATACTAACACAATCTACCCACCAGAATTAGAATTTAGATGGGACGATTTTGTTTGGGCTACTTCCTCAACTGTGCCTGTATTAGACCAACAAAATATCTACATTTCACTAGCTGAAAACCCAGGTATATTCTACGCTGAAAGTGTTAATAAATTTAGATTAAACGTAAGAGAAAAATATCCTAAACGTGAATACGTAACAGGTTCTTTGTATACTAAACAACATTACTTGCCCTCTGCATCTGCATGGTATGCTGTAAAAGACTTAGATACAAATGAATTTGTAATAGATTTTGATAACGATTATACTAAAATAAGTGCAGATACTACTTCAAGTTACTTTGACCTATATATGAATGGTTTAGAACCAGAAAGATATTACCAAGTATTAGTTAAAGTTGATGCTGGGGGTAGTACTACAATATACAACGATGAATATTACTTTAAAGTAATTAATGGGTAATGGAGCAAAAAGTAAATTTTATACAAGGAGGTTTTGATAGAACCCAATATGTTGAAACTATTGATACAGCATTCACCCAACTGACTACCCCAGTTGAAGTTACCTCTGAAGATTTATTACCTACAGTAGAAGAATTTTTTGAAGATTATAATGCTTTATTTTTTCAAATCCCTAAAACAGGAGATAATTCTCACGAAACTTTAATAATTCAAAGTTCCGAGTATATAAATTTTACTCCTTTTAGTGAAGAGATAACAGCTTTATCAGAAGAAATAACATCACTTAGACAGCAATTACTAGATACTAGACAACAATTAGCAGATTCCATAAATGTCCCTGAATAATCTTACCCCTATAGATCCCACTACATTTTCATCCGAACAGTATTCTGTTTCGGATCAATCTCTTATCGCTACTATAGCGGAAACTTCTATT